TTTATTATGTCTGATACTGTATATCTTGGTAATCCCAATCTAAAGAAAGCGAATGTAAAAGTTGAATTTACTCAAGAGAATATTGAGGAGTTCATCAAGTGTAAGGATGATCCTGTTTACTTTGCAAAGAATTATATTCAAATAGTCTCTCTTGATGAAGGATTAGTAAATTTTAATCTTTACCCATTTCAAGAAAAATTAATAAGTAATTTTCATGAAAACCGTTTTAACATCTGTAAAATGCCTCGGCAGACGGGTAAATCCACTACAGTTGTATCTTATTTGCTTCATTACGCAGTTTTTAATGATAACGTTAATATTGCTATACTTGCAAACAAGGCCTCTACTGCCAGAGATTTATTAGGAAGATTGCAACTTGCGTATGAAAACTTACCTAAATGGATGCAACAGGGTGTTCTTGTTTGGAACAAAGGTTCTTTGGAGTTAGAAAATGGATCAAAAATTCTTGCTGCATCTACGTCTGCATCTGCTGTCCGAGGTGGATCCTATAATGTCATCTTTCTTGACGAGTTCGCTTTTATCCCGAATCACATTGCTGACCAATTCTTTGCATCTGTTTATCCTACTATCTCTTCTGGTCAAAGAACAAAAGTCATAGTTGTATCTACACCACATGGTATGAATCACTTCTACCGAATGTGGCATGATGCTGAAAGAGATAAAAATGAATATGTTCCAACTGAGGTTCATTGGTCTGAAGTACCAGGCAGAGATTCAGTTTGGAAAGAACAAACTATTGCAAACACGTCAGAACAACAGTTTCGTGTTGAGTTTGAGTGTGAATTTCTAGGTTCTGTTGATACTCTGATTAGTTCTGCAAAATTAAAATCTTTAGTTTATGATGAACCAATCAAGAGTCATCGTGGATTAGATATCTATTTTGAACCAATTAAAAATCATGATTATGTGATTACAGTTGACGTAGCTCGTGGTGTTGGTATTGATTATTCTGCATTTATAATTACTGATATTACATCATTTCCACATAAGATAATTGGAAAATATAAAAACAATGAAATAAAACCAATGTTATTTCCCAGTATCATTGTAGATATTGCAAAAGCTTATAACAATGCTTTTATTTTATGTGAGGTAAATGATATTGGAGATCAAGTTGCAAGTATTATTCAGTATGATCTAGAATATGATAACTTGTTATTATGTTCAATGAGAGGTCGTGCTGGTCAAATTGTAGGACAAGGATTCTCAGGTAAGAAAACACAACTTGGAGTTAAGATGTCCAAGACTGTAAAAAAGGTAGGATGCTCCAATTTAAAAACTCTAATAGAAGATGAGAAAATAATATTCAATGATTATGATATCATATCAGAACTCACCACATTTATACAAAAACACAACTCATTTGAAGCTGAAGAAGGATGTAATGATGATCTTGCCATGTGTCTTGTAATATACGCATGGTTAGTTCAACAAGATTATTTTAAAGAACTTACAGATCAAGATGTCAGAAAAAGAATATATGAGGATCAAAGAGATCAGATCGAACAAGATATGTCACCTTTTGGTTTTATTGTTGATGGTACAGAGGACGAAAGTTTTGTAGATGGTGATGGGGATCGTTGGTACTCTGACGAATATGGTGATCGTTCCTATATGTGGGATTATAGATGAATATTGAAGACCAGTTTGGATTGGAACATTTACTCTTTGAACAGAGAAAATGTAAGGTATGTGGTGAGACTAAAGAACTTATGAATGATTTTTACAAAACAAGAAAAGATCGAGGAAATGTCCCATCAGCGTATGCATATGAATGTAAGAGATGTTCAATAAAGAGAGTTTCTGATAAAAGAAAAAGAAAAGAATTAGTAGAAACTTATCCCGATTGGTAATGTTCACGTCATGTTTCCCCATTTGAAGCGGTATCAATTTATAAATAAATTTAGTAAAACAAACGTGGAACTCGGAGAAAAACATGGCTGGCATAGGTTTAGTATCTCCAGGCGTTAAGGTTAGAGAAGTTGACCTTACGGTTGGTAGAATTGACTCCATAAGTGATCAGACAGGTGCAATAGTAGGCCCCTTTGAAAGAGGCCCAGTGCTAGAACCTTTGCTTATTGAGAATGAGCAAGATTTGATTGATCTTTTTGGAAAACCATCACTTAATGATAGACATTATGAATATTGGTACACTGCATCAAACTATCTACAGTATGGTGGTGTATTAAGAGTCGTTAGAGCAGATGGTGCAAGTTTAAATAACGCAAACGTTGGAGGTATGCCTTCAACACATCCAACAGGTATTGGATCAACTTCAAATCTTAAAATCAAGTCTTTCCAAGATTATCAAAATAATTACGAAGACGCTGTTACATACAGATTAGCTGCAAGAAACCCAGGCAGTTATGCAAACGGATTAAAAGTTGCATATATTGATGGTGCTGCAGATCAACAACTTCATGTTACACCTCATGTAGTAGCAAATGTTAGTGTTGGTATGGGTGTTACACAACCCATCAGTGGAACAATTGTTGGCCCAGGCACAACATCAACCGCAGACGGATATATTCAAGGTATTGTTACTGGTGTTGGTGCAAGTACAGTTGATGTTAAGGTTGTAAATCGTGTATCTGCTGCTGGAACAATTTTCCCAGTAAGTTACACAGAGGACGGAATCTTTGCATTCACAACAGGAACAAAAACAAGTAACACATTACCTGGCCCTGGCGTTCTATTCTCAGATAGCAATTCAACTATTGCAAACCCTGATGCTGGTATTTCAACCTGTGCAACAGTCTTCCAAGTTGATGACTGGTATGATAACCAGTTTATTCAATTAAAGAACGGTGCATTAAAATGGGCAGAGGTCGCTGAGAAACCAGGCACAAGTGGATATGCTGCTGCAAGACAAAGTTCTAATGATGAACTTCACATTGTAGTTATCGATGATACTGGAAAAATATCTGGTGCTCAAGGTGCAATTCTTGAAAAGTTTGCATTCTTATCAAAGGCAGATGATGCGAAGAACTCCTTTGGAGATGCAATTTACTATAAAGATAAGGTTTCTGAACAGTCAAATAACATCTTTATTGGAATTGCAACTGGAAACGGAGACATCGCATCAGGATTTACCACTGCATTTACACCATCAAGTGCTGCTCAAAACACTTGGAGTCAGGATGCACAAGACATTGACTTCAACTTTGTAGGTAACAAACTCTATGAGTTACAAGGTGGTAAAGATTACTCTGGTGTAAGTACAGAGGGTGGTTTTGCAACATCTCTTGGAAACATAATCGGTGGTTATGAAATCTTCGAGAATGAGGCAGAATACGCAGTTAACTTCTTACTTCAAGGCCCTGGCATCACAGGTAGTCAAGCAGAATCACAAGCAAAAGCAAATAAATTAATTGCGATTGCAGAACAGAGAAAAGATTGTTTAGCAGTTATCTCTCCAAACAGAGAGACCGTTGTTAATGTAACAAGTGCAAAGACACAAACAACTAACGTTGTTCAGTTCTATGATCCAATTACATCATCATCTTTCGCAGTCTTTGATTCTGGTTATAAGTATCAGTTCGATAGATTTAACAATAAATTCCAGTTTATGCCATTAAATGGTGATATTGCTGGACTGATGGCAAGAACATCTGAGGAACAGTTCCCTTGGTTCTCACCCGCTGGCCCTCAAAGGGGAAACATACTTAACACAGTTAAGTTAGCATACAATCCAAATAAAGTTCAGAGAGATACTTTATATGTGAAGAGAATCAATCCAGTAATCTTCTCACCTGGCGGTGGATTCCTCCTATTTGGTGATAAGACTGGACTTGCATTTGCTTCTGCATTCGATAGAATTAACGTTCGTCGTTTATTCTTGAACCTAGAGGCAAGAATTGAAATTGCTGCAAGAACACAATTATTTGAGTTCAATGACCCAGTAACAAGAGCAAACTTCCGTAATATCGTTGAACCATTCCTTCGTGGGGTTCAGTCTAAGAGAGGTATTACTGATTTCCTTGTCATCTGTGATGAGTCAAATAACACACCTGATGTTATTGATGCGAATGAATTCAAGGCAGATATCTTTATCAAGCCTGCTCGTTCTATTAACTTCATCGGTCTTACATTCGTTGCGACAAGAACAGGCGTTAGCTTCTCTGAAGTCGCTGGTCGAGTTTAATTAAAGTCCTACTAAATAACAAAAGGAGTTAAAAGAGAAAAATGGCATTAGGAGAAAGTTTCCAAAATAGAAGTATCACCAACTTTCGAGACAGGTTAGTTGGTGGTGGTGCTAGACCCAATATGTTTGAGGTCAACATCACACTTCCAGAACAAATAGCACCAAATGGTGATATCAGCCAAGATATGAGATTTTTGGTAAAAGCAGCTGAGATACCAGCTGCTAATATCGGAAATATTCCTGTTCCTTTTAGAGGTCGTGTTCTACCTGTTGCAGGGGATCGCACATTTGATCCTTGGACAGTAACTGTTATCAATGATGCACAATTTAACATCAGAGATGCAATGGAACAGTGGAGTAATTTAATTAATGACTTGCAGTTTGATGTTGGTGACATAAACCCTGCTGATTATCAAACAAAAGCAGAAGTTTTTCAATTATCAAGACAATCTCAAGGATCTGGTGGACAATCAGCTGGAAAGGGTGGAGAGATTATTCAAACTTTAAGAACATATAATTTTGAAGGAATCTATCCAAACGCAGTAAGTTCCATACCTTTAGATTATGGTGCAACAGATCAGATTGAAGAATTCCAAGTTACATTCAACTACCTATTCTGGACAACAGACTTACCTGGCTTACCTAAAGGTGTTGAGTCTGTATCAGCAGGCAACTAGTTGATTTATATCATAGTTTAGGATATAATATAAATACCAATAAAGGTATAATTATACAATGGCACAACTTTTTGGTTTCTCGATTGATGATTCGTATAAGAAACCAGCACCATCAGTAGTCTCGCCTGTCCCCAAAAATAATGAGGACGGTGCAGACTACTATTTGGCTTCTGGGTTCTATGGGCAATATCTTGATGTAGAGGGCGTATTTAAAACAGAATATGATCTAATTCGTAGATATCGTGAGATGTCACTTCATCCCGAAGTTGATTCTGCGATAGAAGATATATTGTGTGAAGCAATAGTTGCAGATCAAAATGATTCACCAATTCAAATTGATCTAGACAATTTAAAAGTCGGAGACAAAGTTAAAGATATTATTCGTAATGAGTTCCAATACATCAAAGAGATGTTGGATTTTGATAAAAAAGCACATGAAATATTTCGTAATTGGTATGTAGATGGAAGAATATATTATCATAAAGTCATAGATTTAGAAAAACCAGAAGAAGGAATTAAAGAACTTAGATATATTGATGCACTAAAAATCAAATATGTAAGAGAACAAAAGAAAAAAGGTGGTGCAAACGCAATTCAATATACGCCAGGCAATAATCCAGGCGCTAGTAATGATCCATTAAATGCAGATTTTGAAGGATTATCAGAATATTTTATATACACTCCTCATTCATATCAGAAAAATCAATACGGTTCAGTTGCAGTTACAGGTCAACAGAAGGATGCTGTTAAGTTTGCAAAAGATGCTATTGCATATTGCACATCAGGATTAGTTGACCGTAATAAACAAACTGTTCTTTCATATCTACAAAAATCAATCAAGGCACTTAATCAACTTCGCATGATTGAGGATAGTCTTGTAATTTATAGATTATCAAGAGCTCCAGAAAGAAGAATATTTTATATTGATGTTGGTAATTTACCAAAGGCAAAGGCGGAACAATATCTTCGTGAAGTCATGGCTAGATATCGTAACAAATTAACTTACGATGCAAACACTGGTGAGATTCGTGATGATAAGAAATACATGTCAATGATGGAAGATTTCTGGCTACCAAGAAGAGAAGGTGGTCGTGGAACTGAAATATCTACATTGCCTGGCGGACAAAACTTAGGAGAACTTACAGATGTAGAGTATTTCCAAAAGAAACTTTATCGTTCTTTGAATGTTCCTGAGTCTCGCATGGCAGATAATAGTGGTTTTAGTTTAGGTCGTTCATCAGAGATACTAAGAGATGAACTTAAATTTACTAAGTTTGTTGGAAGAATGAGAAAAAGATTTAGTAATCTTTTTCATGATATACTCAAGACACAATTGATTCTTAAGAATGTAATAACTCCCGAAGAATGGGAAACAATGAGTGATCATATTCAGTATGATTTCTTATATGATAATCATTTTGCAGAACTTAAAGAAGCAGAATTGATGCAAGAAAGACTTGGACTCTTAGCAACTGCTGATCCTTACATTGGAAAATATTATTCCGTAGATTATATACGTCGTAAGATTTTACGTCAAACTGATACAGAATTAGTAGAACAAGATAAACTTATAAAAGCAGAAAAAGCCGCTGGTATTATTTTACCAACGGAACAAGAGATGATGTTAGCCGCTGCAGCGGAACAATCAACAAAGGGAAATCTTGGAAAACCAGCTACTGAACCAGATCTTGACGAAACAAGTATCGAGGCTCCAGAATCTCCCAAAGGTGGCGAGATATAAATAAAACATAGGTATAGGATTTTTATCTCATGGATGAATTAATGAACTTGATGATTGCGGATGAATCTCCATCTGAAATTAGTGATTCAATAAAAAATCAATTGATGCAAAAGGCTGCTGCAAGAGTAGATTCTCTTAAACCAGTAGTTTCAAATGCGATGTTGGGTTATGAAGTTGAATCTGAGGAAGATGTAGAAACAGAAACAGTCGGTGAACTTGATAATGAAGAAGAAACCGAAGAGGAAGATTAAATGGCACATCAACCAGTAGGCGATTCACAAACGATTACTACGTCTGCGACATCAGCGATGGTTCAATTTACGGTTCAATCTGATACACTCAGAGTTGTTCCAACAGGTAATAATGTTCATGTAGCAATCGGCACAACGGCAGTTGCTACTACATCTGATTATTTTGTTCCAGCTGGAACTTCTGCTACTTTGAACTTAGGTAGAGCTAGTTCAATGGGAATAGCAGATATTACGAAAGGAGCCGCAACAGTTATCACATTATCAGAGGGAATGGGTAATCCATTTAAAGTTGATGATGTATTGACTATTTCTGGTGTGACTGGTGTTACAGGATTTAACACGACTGCAAAAGTTGTATCAATTCAAGAAGCTAGAACAATTGGTTATGCACAATTTGGTGCAAAATTAACGGTTGATCATGATAGTCGAGCTCTTAACTCAGACAATGCAGTGACAACTGCAGCAGAAGCAAGAAGAACCTTGACCGTTGCTGCGAGAACTGATACTGGATCAGGTAAATTATATGTTCAACAAGTTCAAATATCAGGAGCACAATAATGAAACTCATTAGAGAAGAAATAGAACAGGTTGAAGTTATTGTTGAAAGTCGCAACGGTAAAAAGAACTTGTTTATTGAAGGTGTATTCCTTCAAGGTGAAATAAAAAATCGTAATGGTAGAATGTATCCAATGCAAACTCTTGCTCGTGAAGTTGGAAGATATAACGAAAACTTTGTTGAGAAAGGTAGAGCTCTTGGAGAATTGGGTCATCCAGATGGCCCGACTGTCAATCTTGACAGAGTTTCTCATAAAATTGTATCCCTTAGAGAAAGTGGAAATAATTTTATAGGAAAAGCAAAGATTCTTGGTACTCCAATGGGTCAAATCGCATCTAATTTATTAGGTGAGGGTGTTAAACTTGGTGTTTCATCAAGAGGTATAGGATCTTTAAACAAGACTAACGAAGGATACAGTGTGGTAGGAGAAGATTTTACTCTTGCTACTGCTGCTGATATCGTTGCAGATCCTTCTGCTCCAGATGCATTTGTGGATGGAATTATGGAAGGAAAAGAGTGGGTTTGGGATGGTGGCATACTTCGTGAGAGGCTTGCAACTAAAACATACAAACAGATCAACACTCTAGTTGATCAGAAAAAACTAGACGAAAAGAAATTAAGCGTCTTTGAAGATTTCTTAGCAAATCTTTAAATATATAAATAAAAACAGATTATACAAAGGTAATTCGGAGAGTTCAAATGTCCCGTGGGAAAAATTTACAAGAAATGGAGAACGCCGTAACCAAAGGTGCAGCACCCGCTGAGCCCATGCAATCCATGGCAGGCGTGAGCTATGAAGACCTCGGTGGCCCAACTCCAGAAAACAATAGACCAGATGACGATTCTAATAAATTAAAGGATCCAGCTGGCGAAGGTGCATACGCAGCAAATCTAAAATCAGTAAAAGGTGTTATGGCTAAATCAGAAGCTCCTAAAGCTCCAAAAATGGAAGAAACAGAAACTGAAGAGGAAGTAGTTGCAGAAGACCAAACTTCAGAAGAGGAAGTAGTTGCAGAAGAAGAGGAAGTTGCAGAACTTCCCGAAATCACTGATGAAGTAGACATCGATGACGATGTTAATGCACTTCTCGGTGGTCAGGAACTCTCCGAAGAATTTAGAGAGAAAGCTAAGACAATTTTCGAGGCTGCTCTAAAGTCCAAAGTTACCGAACTTAGAGAAGCCATGGAAGCTCACTACGAAGCAAAGCTCGTAGAAGAGGTCGAAGGCATGAAAGAAGAACTCGTCGAGCGTGTTGACTCTTACTTAGAGTATGTCGCAGATGAGTGGTTACAAGAAAACGCACTCGAAGTAGAGCGTGGAATTAGAACCGAAATGACTGAATCATTCCTCACAGGAATGAGAGGTCTATTTGAAGAACATTATGTATCAATCCCTGAAGATAAATATGATGTCGTTGAGAATATGGTAGACAAACTTGACGAAATGGAATCAAAACTCAACGAGCAAATCGAGAAGAATATAGCTATCACAAAGAGTCTCTCAGAGGCAACAGGTGGTAACATCCTTTCCGATGTTTCTGAAGGTCTATCGACCACTCAGAAGGAAAAGCTCGCTTCACTTGCCGAAGGTGTTGAGTTTGAAAGTGAAGAATCTTATAAGGAAAAGCTAGAGACTCTAAAAGAGTCATACTTTAAGGCTGCTCCAAAAAGAAGTGACTCGGAAGTGTTAAACGAAAGCGCTGCATCACCAGATGTTTCTGGTAGTATGGCGGCATACATCCAGGCACTATCCCATGCCACTAAAAAGTGAATCTCAACTTGTTAATTAATCAAACGTAAACTTATTAGGTAAAACGCAAATGTTTGGCAACGCAGAACAATTGCAAGAGAAGTGGAAGCCCCTTCTAGAACATGATGGAATTGATGCTATCAAGGACAATCATCGTAAAGCGGTAACTGCTGTCTTGCTTGAGAACCAAGAAAGATTTTTAAATGAGGAAAGATCATTCCTCTCAGAAGCTCCAACAGTGAACACAAATACTGGCGCTAATGCTGGTTTCTCTGGTGGTGCAACAGCAACTGGCCCTGTTGCTGGTTTTGACCCTGTTCTAATCTCATTGATTAGAAGATCTATGCCTAACTTGGTGGCATATGACCTTGCTGGTGTTCAACCAATGAACGCTCCAACAGGACTTATTTTCGCAATGAGATCCAGATTTGTTGATGGCACAAATGCTAACAACATGCTTGGAACAGAGGCATTATTCAACGAACCAGATTCAGCATTCTCTGGACAGAACCAAGAGAACGATCTTACAGATGGTTTCTCTGGTGCTGCAACTGGTTTAGGTACAACTGCTCAGTCAGGTACTAACCCAGGCGCACTCAACCCATCAACAACTGCAACTCAAGTTGCTTATGATGTTGGTCAAGGTATGAGAACAGATGACTCTGAAGATCTTGGAGAATCTGGAAAGACTTTCAACGAGATGGCTTTCTCAATCGAGAAAGTTACTGTGACTGCAAAGTCAAGAGCTCTAAAGGCACAGTACAGTTTAGAATTAGCTCAAGACCTTAAGGCAATCCACGGATTGAACGCTGAGGCTGAGTTAGCAAACATTCTATCAACTGAAATTCTTGCTGAAATCAACAGAGAAGTTATCAGAACAATCTACAAAACTGCTGAGACTGGTGCTCAGGTTAACGTAGCATCTGCTGGTACATTCAACTTAGACGTTGACTCAAATGGTAGATGGTCTGTTGAGAAGTTCAAAGGACTTCTATTCCAGATCGAAAGAGATGCAAACGCTATTGCACAAAGAACTCGTCGTGGAAAGGGTAACATCATCCTTTGCTCTGCTGACGTTGCTTCTGCATTAACAATGGCTGGTGTTCTAGATTACACCCCTGCTCTTAACGCTAACTTAAACGTAGACGACACAGGTAATACATTTGCTGGTGTTATCAACGGTAAGTATAGAGTTTACATCGATCCATTTGCTGCTAACAGTGCTGCAACTCAGTACTATGTTATCGGTTACAAAGGTACTTCACCTTACGATGCTGGTCTATTCTATTGTCCTTACGTTCCACTACAGATGGTTAGAGCCGTTGGTCAGGATACATTCCAACCAAAAATTGGCTTTAAGACTCGTTACGGAATGGTTGAGAACCCATTCTCACAGGGTACAACACAAGGATCAGGAACACTTACTGTTAACGCTAACCGTTACTACAGAAGAGTATCTGTTACAAACCTTATGTAATTCATATTACAATTTATTACAAAGAGACCCCAACATAGGGTCTCTTTTTTTTGTGTCTAAATAGTAACATGGACGATAAAGAAGCTGCAAAACTTATTATCAAAAGATCAAAGAAAAATCCAATTTTATACTCACATGCTGAGATTCTTTATGTTAAAAGAATCAAAAAATTGCAAAAAAGTAAATGACTGATTCAGTATCACCCTTTGACAAACAAATCGCCAACAGGAACTATATGTCTCCTCTTGGTTTTAAATTGGTTTTAACAAAAACCCCAAAGGTTGATTTTCTTTGCCAATCTGCGAACATACCTCAAATAAGCATGGGAACTGCGGTTCAACCATCTTACTTGAAGGATATTCCTGTGCCTGGAGATAAAGTTTTGTATGATGATTTAAATGTTCGTTTTTTAGTAGATGAAAAGATGGAAAACTATCTCTCAATCTACAAGTGGATAACTGGTCTTGGATTTCCCGAATCTATAGGTCAATTTTCACAATTGAAAAAAGATGATATTAGAACTAATGCTTCTGCAAGTGATGATGGAGATCCTCGTTATTTTGAATTTTCAGATGCAACTTTACAAGTTTTAAATAGTAATTATAAACCAAGTGTTTTAATTAACTTTAAGGATGCATTTCCAGTATCACTTTCAACTTTAGACTTTGACGTTACAACTCGTGACTATAATTATTTCACAGCAGAAGTAACTTTCAAATATACTATCTTTAATATTACTGATCCCAATGGTAATCGACTAGATAATTACTTCCAAAAATAATTTTACATGATAAATCTTGATAAGATTCAGTCCATGTGGCAAGAGGACTGTAAGATTGATATTGATAACATGCATGAAGAATCGATAAAAGTTCCTCAACTGCATTCAAAATATCATGAGATATTAAACAATTTAATTTTATTACGAACTAAAGCTCAGAAGATACAAAAGAGTGTTCGTCATGAAAGATACGAATATTACTCTGGTAAGGCAGATCCAGAGGTGTATGAAAGAGAACCATTTCCTAAAAAAGTTAGAGATAAAGACGCTTTAATTAGATATATGGATGCTGATGATCGAGTATCAGAAGCAAATTTAAAAGTTGAATACTATGATGTGATGATAAACTACACAGAAAGTATTCTTAAACAAATATCAAATCGCACATATCAAATTAAAAATTCAATTGAATGGCATAAATTCCAAGCTGGATTTACATGACCCACTTAATTATCAAAAAGAAAAATGAAGTCTTTGTCACCATAGACTCAGAACAATATGTATATCATGAACTTTCAGATTATTTTACATTTGAAGTTCCTGGCGCTAAGTTTATGCCGCAATATCGTAACAAATATTGGGATGGGAAAATAAGACTTTTTGATATGAGAAAAAATGAACTTTATGTTGGTCTCGTAGATCGAGTTATTTCATTTTGCAATCGTAAAGATTATACTTATGAGTTTGAAGGTAGTAAATTTTATGGATTGCCAATTGAAGAGAATGAGATGATATCACCAGAAGGTGTTACAGATTATGTGAAAAGTATATCAAAACATAAACCCAGACCATATCAAATCATGGGTGTTCATGACGCATTGAAACATAATCGTAAATTATTATTATCACCGACTGCATCTGGTAAGTCATTAATGATATACGCCATTACAAGATATCATGTTGAAAACAATCGCAAGATCTTAATTGTAGTTCCAACTACATCTCTAGTCGAACAGATGCATAAAGACTTTGAAGATTATGGTTGGGATGCTAAAAGTTACTGTCATCGAGTATATGCTGGTCGAGATAAAATAACAAATTTAAATGTAACAATTACTACTTGGCAGTCAATTTATAAACTTGATCGAAAATATTTTAAGGACTTTAATGTTGTAATTGGTGATGAAGCTCACTTATTTAAATCAAAATCTCTAGTCAACATCATGACAAAGATGCTTGATTGTAAATATCGATACGGATTTACTGGAACACTTGACGGAACACAAACACACAAATGGGTATTAGAAGGATTATTTGGCCCGACTTATAAGATTATTCGCACAGATGAACTAATGAAAAAGGGATATCTGTCAAAATTAAATATCAAAGTTTTAACTCTCAAACATCCAGCAAGAAAGTTTGAAAATTATGAAGACGAGATACAATATTTAATCACACATACACAGAGAAATAATTTTATTAAAAATTTAAGTCTTGATCTTAAAGGGAATACTCTCATATTATATACGAGAGTTGAGTCACACGGACTCCCTCTCTTTGATCTCATAAATAAGAGTAAGGAAGAAAACAGAAAATGTTTTTTTGTTCACGGAGGAGTTGATACTGAGGATCGAGAGGAAGTTCGCACAATCACAGAAAAAGAAGAAAATGCAATTATCATTGCCTCATACGGCACCTTCTCAACAGGAATTAACATTAAAAATCTTCACAATGTCATATTTGCATCACCAAACAAATCAAAAATACGAAACTTACAGAGCATTGGTAGAGTTTTAAGAAAAGGAAACAATAAAATCAAAGCAACTCTTTTTGATATTGCTGATGATATTACATACGGTTCCTCAAAAAACTACACTTTAAATCATATGATGGAGAGAGTTAAAATTTATAACGAAGAAAACTTTAATTATGAGATGCTTACAATACCTTTAAAAAAATGTCAAATAAATTTTTAGCAGTTATAAAACTCAATACAGGAGAAGAGGTCATTGCAAAGATCGAACCTTCACCTGAATTTGATGTCATATCATTAGATCGACCAGCCTTAATTGTAAATTCTGAGTTTTCTCGAAAAGGAGTCAGTATAATTAAAATAGAACCTTGGATTAAAACAGTTAGAGAAAAGACATATATAGTGGAGATGACTAATGTTATTACTACATGTGAGGTATCTGATAAAGAAGTTATTTCAGTGTACAATGATTTTGTACAAGCATACTATGAAACTGAAAATTCAAACAAAAAATCAAAACCAAAAATGACAAAACAGATGGGTTATATTTCTAACGTTAAAGATGCTCGTAAGAGCCTAGAGAATATCTTTAATAATAGCTAATCCCTTCCTTTGAACCCTTACAGAGTTATTGTACATGTTTTTTAGGGTATTGTCAAGCGTTTGATTATAGTGTATAATAATGTTATGAATGAACACTATCAAAACATTTCATGCCAAGAAAAAGATCGGAACATTATGTAAATAACAAAGAGTTCCTCGCCGCTATCGTTGAATATAAAGAAAAGGTTGCCTTAGCTGCAGAGAGGGGTGAAGCAAAGCCTCGTATTACAAATTATCTTGGGGAGTGTTTTCTTAAGATCGCAACTCATTTATCATTTAAACCTAATTTTGTAAACTACATGTTTAAAGATGATATGGTATGTGATGGTATTGAAAACTGTGTTCAATATATCAATAATTTTAATCCAGAAAAATCTAAGAATCCATTTGCTTACTTTACACAGATTATACATTATGCTTTTCTTAGACGAATACAAAAAGAGAAGAAACAACTAGAGATTAAAACAAAAATTATTGAAAGATCTGGCTATGAAGAAGTGTTTACTGTTGATGGTGATATGACAGGAACGAGTTCTGATTATAATCAAATCAAAGACTCAGTGCAAACAAGGATGAATTATCAGTGAAGATTGCTATTATTACAGACCAACATTTTGGTGCGAGAAAAAATTCTAAATTATTTCATGATTACTTTTTAAAATTTTACGAAGATATATTCTTTCCAACTTTAATTAAAGAAGGTATTACAACCATAGTTGATATGGGTGATACATTTGATAGTCGTAAAGGCGTTGATTTTGTATCATTAGAATGGGCAAAAAATAATTATTATGATAAGTTAGAGGAATTAGGAATTACGATTCATACTATCATAGGTAATCATACTGCATATTATAAAAATACAAATGATCTAACAGGTGTCGGTTTATTTTTAAGAGAGTATGATAATGTAAAAATATATTCAGAAGCTGAAGAAGTTACACTAGATAAAACAAAATTCTTATTTGTACCTTGGATTAATTCTGAGAATCAAAATAAAACATTTGAACTAATAGAAGAAAGTGATTCTCCATGTGTCATGGGTCATCTTGAGTTAAATGGTTTTATGGCAACTCGTGGTCACTATATGGAACATGGTATGGATGCTAATGTTTTTGATAAGTTTGATCGAGTATTCACTGGTCATTATCATATGAGATCGAATCAGGGAAATGTATTCTACTTAGGTAATCCATATGAAATGTATTGGAATGATGTCAATGATCGGGAACGTGGATTTCATTTATTCGATACAGACACTTTAGTTCATACTCCAGTTAATAATCCTTATCAAATATTTCATAATTTATACTATGAAGATACTCCACACCAAATGCTGGATATTACTAAGTATAATCAAAAAATACTTAAGGTGATTGTTCGTAAGAAATCAGATCCAAAACAGTTTGAAAAGTATATTGATAAACTTTACTCATCTAATTTAGCAGAACTTAAAATTGTTGAAAACTTTGATTTTACAGAAGGAGAAGAATTTGAACCAGAAGAATCCGAAGATACAATATCTTTGTTAAATAGATATATACAAGAGTCTGAAGTTGACTTGGATAAATCTATTGTTACTGAAATACTTCAAGACGTTTATCGGGAGGCCTGTGAGGTTGAGTAATGTTTATCTTAGCGGTTAAAGGATTTGAAGAAGACGGTGCTTTCTCTATCGAAAATGATGATGGAGATAAAGTGCTTTTGATGTTTGAAGAAGAGGATGATGCGGATAGATATGCAGAGTTAATATCAATTGAGGATGATTATCCTGAGATGAATGTAATAGAAGTTGATGATTTCGTGGCAATGAGGGCTTGCGAAATGCACGATTACATGTATAATATAATTAGACCAGACGATATCGTGGTTCCCCCTAAGAATGATTTGTTTCAAAAAGATAAAATGGCGTAACTTGCTGTCTACTGGTAATCAGTGGACTGAGATTGATTTAAATAAAAAATCGAATACAGTAATCATAGGAACAAATGGTGCTGGTAAATCTACCATGTTAGATGCACTTACATTTGTTCTGTTTAATAAACCCTTTCGTAAAATTAATAAATCTCAACTTGTAAATGCTACAAATGAAAAAGACTGTGTAGTTGAACTTGACTTTACAATTGGTTCAACAGATTGGTTTATTCGTAGAGGCATCAAACCAAATATATTTGAGATTCATCGTAATGGACAGATGATGAATCAATCTTCTGCTGCAAACGATCAACAGAAATGGTTAGAACAAAATGTTGTGAAGATGAACTACAAATCTTTCACACAAATCGTCATACTAGGAAGTAGTACATTTGTTCCATTTATGCAGTTATCAGGATCAAATCGAAGAGAGGTAATAGAAGATCTTTTAGATATTAAAATATTCTCAGCGATGAATAATATAATTAAAGATAAGATACGAGATAAAAAAGAAAAAGTTAGAACCTTAGAGTTAAAAAAAACATCTCTCAAAGAAAAACTGGAGATGCAACAGAACTTTATGGAAGAAGTTGAAAAGAGAGGTAAAGAAAGAATCGATTCTAAATTGGAAAAGATAAATGATTTAAATGAAGAAGTAGATCATCATTCAACTTCAAATGAAGACATGCAAAGTGATATATCTAATTTAATTAAAAAACAAGAAAACTTTGCAGGAGCTAGTAAGAAACTTAAAGAGTTAGGTAATCTAAAAGGAAAAATATCAAATAAGGCATCAACTGTAAAGAAAGAACATAAATTCTTTTCAAAAAATACGGTATGTCCTACATGTACACAAGATATAGACGAGAAGTTTAGGCTAAATAAACTGGACGAAGCCCAACAAAAAGCAAAAGAACTACAGTCTGGTTTTCAAGAACTAGAAAAAGCAATAACAAATGAAGAAGAAAGGGAACGTCAATTTATTCAACTCACAAAGGAATCAACCAAACTCACGAATGAAATTTCTCAAAACAACGTTAAGATCTCTGGCTGCCAAAAACAAATCAGAGAACTTGAATCAGAAATTCAAACTATTACCAATCAACTTGAAAACCGAAATTCTGAACATGAGAAACTAACTGAATTTGACCAAAAACTAAAAGAGACTTATGAATCTTTAGGAGAGAAGAAACAGGAAATATTACATCATGACTTTGCCTACTCACTTCTCAAGGATGGTGGCGTAAAGTCCAAGATCATCAAAAAGTATCTACCACTTATCAACCAACAGGTTAATAAGTATCTCAGGATGATGGACTTCTATATTAATTTCAAACTTGATGAAGAGTTCAATGAAACCATTCAATCTCCGATTCATGAGGACTTCTCTTATTCATCTTTTAGTGAAGGTGAAAAAATGAGAATCGATCTAGCACTTCTCTTCACTTGGAGAGAGGTTGCTAGATTTAAAAACTCAGTCAACACAAATCTACTTATTATGGATGAAGTATTTGATAGTTCACTTGATGGATTTGGAACAGAAGAATTTTTAAAGATCGTAAAATATGTAATTAAGGATGCAAATGTATTTGTAATATCTCATAAACAATCTCTACATGATAGATTTGAAGATCTGATACAGTTTGAGAAAGTCAAAGGATTTAGCCGTATGACATAAATAAAATTGAGGTAGAATCATGAAAGTTCCAAATTGGCAACACCATTCAAAAAAAGAAAAGAAACGACATCTTAAACCACAAGCACTGCGTCAAGCTAAAGCAAGACGTAGACAGTTGATAAAGTGTCTACTTAACCCTTCCAAGCGAAGGGTTTTCTATTATGATAGAATCATATAAGAGAGGTTTAGATGTCCATCCAACAAGAAATTAAATCACAACTTGCAAAGTTACTCGCTACAGAAGATTTGATTGTAGAACACAAACAAGTCGAGACTGCAAGTTTCAATGTCGAGACAAGAGTTTTAGTTCTTCCACTATGGGAGAAGGCATCCAGTGAAGTTTATGATATGTTAGTTGCACATGAAGTTGGTCATGCACTATTCACTCCATGTGAAGATTGGTTAGAAAGATATCCAGAGATACCACCATCATTTGTAAATGTAGTTGAAGATGCTCGTATCGAGAAGTTAATGAAGCGTAAGTACGCTGGTCTTCCAAAGACATTCTTTATTGGATACAAAGAACTACAAGGAATGGACTTCTTCAAGTTGAGTGATATTGATGTAAATAATATGGGTATTGCTGATAGACTAAATCTATATTTCAAGATTGGTAACTTTATTGATATTGACTTCAATGATCAAGAAAAAACTTTTGTAAGTATGATTAAGTCAGCTGAATCTTTTGATGATGTTCTTGAGTATTCAAAAGTTATCTGGGAGTATGCAAAAGAAGAATTAGAAGAGAAGAAAAAAGAACAAGAAAAAATTGAAGAGATGAAGCCGAAGGATGAGATGGAAGATGGTGATGGTGACAATGAGCAAGAGTATCGCACTAAAACTCAAGGTGACGAAGGACAATCAGAAAAATCAGATCTTGAAGGTGGAGATGAGTTAGAAGATGATGATTTAGATTATGATGATCAATCATATTCAAAAGGTGGTATTAGTCTTGGTGATGAACCACAAGTTGAAACTGCTGAGAATCTTGAAGAGTCACTTAAAGATTTAGTAAATGAGAGAGGTCGTGAGACTCTTTATGTTGAGAAACCAAATGACTTAAATCTTGATCAAGTTATCATTCCCAACTCTTATATTCATAAGAATATTGATTTTGAGTGGAGTGAAAATAAAATTGAAGACTTTGCTCATGCCGATAAAGATTTTAATGAGTTCAGAGTATCTGCAAGAAAGGAAGTTAATTATCTTGTCAAAGAGTTTGAGATGAAAAAGTCAGCATCTGCATATGCTCGTGCTGCAACTTCAAGAACTGGAATGCTTGACATGTCAAAACTTCACACATATCAATATTGTGAAGATATCTTCAAGAAAGTCACAGTTCTACCTGATGGTAAGAATCATGGATTAGTATTCATTCTTGATTGGTCTGGTTCAATGTCTTACATCATGAAAGATACAATCAAACAGTTATATAATTTAATCTGGTTTTGTCGTAAGGTTCAAATTCCATTTGATGTCTATGCTTTCACAAATTGTCATCCCTATCACAATATGAGGGAGTCACGTTATACAGTAAAGAATAATCTAGTTTGTATTGAAGAATCATTTAGTCTTATGAATCTATTCACATCTAAGGTCAATGCTAGAACTCTAGATCATCAAATGAAAAACATTTATCGTATGGCTACTAGATTTGGTTACTATAATGTTCATTGGGATGATAGAGATAGATTTCAAGTTCCTATCGGTATGGGTTTATCAGGAACACCATTAGATGAGTCTTTAATATGCTTACATCAAATCATTCCTCAGTTCAAAAAAGACAATAAGGTTGAGAAAGTTCAATGTGTTATTCTTACTGATGGTGAAGCTTACACACCTTCCTATCATCATGAAGTTCAACGTCACTGGGAGGATGAACCATACATGGGTAGGGCTGCTATCTGGTCTGGCACATTTCTTCGTGACCGTAAACTTGGTAAAACATATCGTGTGAAGGATTCTACTTTTGGATTTACTGAAGTTTTACTTGATAATCTCAAAGATACATTTCCATCCGTAAACTTTATTGGAATCCGTCTTTTAGCTTCTCGTGATGCTGGATCATTTATTCGTCGTTATCATGGATGGACAGATGAAGAGTATAACAAGATTATGAAAGGTTGGAAGAAGAACAGATCTGTTTCAATCAAGTCATCTGCATATGATACTTACTTTGGATTATCTACAACTGCACTTGCAAGTGATGATGAGTTTGAAGTTAAAGAAGATGCAACAAAAGCAGAGATCAAGAGAGCATTTGGTAAAAGTCTTAAGGGTAAAAAGATGAACAAAAAGATTCTTAGTGAGTTTATAGAATTGGTTGCATGACTAAATAATTCTAAATTCCAAAATAAAGATGGATCATAAAATTTCAAAAGACATGATTTCCAGTGGTATGATACCATCTGGTGAGAAGACTCAAGCAGATCTAGGTAGAACTCAATATGGATCTGCTCCCTCTCCTAGTTCCTTAATGGATGCATATAGAACAATCTATGAACACCATCAAAAGGACGCTGATGGTAAAGTCATCGAGCATGAAGAGAAAGAGGAACTCAATGAAGGTAAGATGCCTGAGGGTCTTAAGAATTACCTCATGAAGAAAAATGGTAAGAAAGAGGACAAAAAGGATGAGATGAAAAAAGAGGGTGCTGACTTATTTGATATAGTAAAAAATAAGTTAATTGATGAGGGTGTTGATGAAAAAGAAGCACTTAAGATCATGGTAAGTTTATCTGAAGATGAATTAAATGAAATGTTAGGTGGTGTAAAAGGTGATGGATATATTGGACATCCAAGACTAGGTATAAAAAATCCACTAAACCCACCTAAAAAGGAAATAAAACAAACTAACGGTGGAAAAGGATTAATTAATAAACTTGGCAACAGAGCAACTGAAATTGAAAGAATGATTAAGTAATGATTATGATTGTGACTAACGCTGACAAGAGTGGAAATACTCTTGCCTGGCAAAGATATAAAGAAGGTTTTAAAAGTAGAATAACTGGAAAACCTTTATATAAAGCCGCACTACATTTAAAGGACAGTTGAAAAAGCTGCACAAGAGGACTGGTAAGTCCTCTTTTTTTTGTATATCATTGATATATAGAAACAAGATACAACAATGTTCCAACCAATCGTGAAAAAATCTGAATTGATCACAGATCTAACAAATCTATACGGATCAAAAATTACTACTGCTGATGTCAAAGGATATTGTGCATCTCATGGTTATAAGTATTACACCATCACTCGTTACTTGAAAGATTTCAAAGTAACTCGTGGTAAGTGGAATCTTAAAGTCACACAGAAGAAGGTTGCTCAGATTGAAAGATCATTTGAAGCACCTGCTGCACTTCCTTCAACACAACAATCACTTATCCCTACTAAAGATGATACTTTCGTCCAGTTTGGTAGTTTTCAAGACGTTAAAAAGATTATTCAGTCTCGTCTTTTTTATCCTACTTTTATCACTGGTCTCTCTGGAAATGGTAAAACATTTTCTGTAGAACAGGCCTGTGCATCTCTCAAGAGAGAACTTATTCGTGTAAACATCACTATTGAAACAGATGAAGATGACCTCATTGGTGGATTCCGTTTACTCAACGGTCAAACTGTTTGGCATAATGGCCCGATCATCGAGGCCTTGGAGCGCGGTTCGATTTTATTGCTTGACGAAATTGACTTGGCTTCCAACAAGATTCTTTGCCTTCAATCAATCTTGGAAGGAAAAGGAGTATTCCTCAAGAAGATTGGAAGATATGTAAAACCAGCGCCAGGATTCAATGTGATTGCAACTGCAAACACAAAGGGTAAAGGTTCTGAGGATGGTAGATTTATCGGTACTAACGTATTGAACGAAGCATTCTTAGAAAGATTCCCTGTCACATTTGAACAGGCATACCCAAGTGTTAAGACTGAGTTCAAGATTCTTCAAGGTCTTGCTGCTACTCTTAACATTAAAGATGACGAGTTTTGTCAGAGACTTGTTGACTGGGGTGACATTATTCGTAAGACATTCTATGATGGTGGTATCGAGGAGATCATCTCAACTCGTAGACTTGTTCACATCATTCGTGCGTATGCAATCTTCAAGAACAAAGCGAAATCAATTGAAGTTTGTGTCAATCGTTTCGATGATGAGACCAAACAGGCATTCATGGAGTTATACGACAAAGTAGATGCTGATGTTGAGTTTACACCTGTTGACGACACATCACAATCCTGATATAATGAGGGGAGTAAAACTCCCCTTATGATAAACGCTTATAGTTTAGCAGCTGAGACACTGGAAGGTACTTTGGATGAGAACTATCCAGTGATCAACAAAATTAGTGAAATGAAACTTAGACCAAAAATGAGACTATCTGATAAAACATTGATGTTGTTGAAAAATTTTTCAACTATCAATCAGTCCATACTATTCAAAGAAGGTAACTCCTTGAAAACAATCTCTGTGATGAAGAACATTCTTGCAGAGGCAACAATCGAAGAAGACATACCAAAAGACTTTGGTGTTTATGATTTGAATCAGTTTTTAAATGCATTAAGTTTGCATCAAAGACCTGAGTTAGATTTTAAGAATGATGGATACACCGTCATTAGTGAAGACAAAGCAAGATCAAAGTATTTCTTTGCAGATCCAAATGTAATTGTAAGTCCTCCAGAAAAAGAAATCACACTTCCAACCGAAGATGTTTGTTTCCAATTGAATACTAATCAGTTAGATAAACTTCTTAAAGCTGCTGCGGTATATCAAGTTCCTGATTTATCTGTAATTGGTAAGGATGGTTCGATTAGTATTGTTGTTCGTGATAAGAAAAATGATACATCTAATCATTTCTCTGTGACCGTTGGTGAGACTATAAATGACTTTGTGTTCAACTTTAAGGTTGAGAACATCAAGATCTTGCCTGGGTCATACAACGTGGTTGTATCATCAAAACTTCTATCTTGTTTTACAAATACAGATATCGATGTAAAATACTACATCGCACTTGAACCTGATTCTACATTTGAGTAATGTTCTTTGAAAAAGTAAGTCTTGTCACTGGTGGATTCGATCCAATACATAGTGGACATATTCGATACTTTGAGAGAGCAAAAGACTTATCAAACTATCTGGTTGTTGGTCTAAATGGGGATCCTTGGTTAAAAAGAAAGAAAGGTCAATATTTTCAATCTTGGACAGAAAGAGCAGATATTATCCGTCATCTGAATATGGTTGACGCCGTTGTATCTTGGGATGATGTTGACGATTCTGCTTGTGGTGCGATTGAGAAATGTCTTGAGATATCTCAAACAGTTGTCTTTTGTAATGGTGGAGATCGTGCAAAAGGTAATACACCAGAGCTTGATAAGTTTGGAAATAATGATAGAGTAAAGTTTGAGTGGGCTGTTGGAGGAACTGAAAAGATGAACAGCAGTTCATGGATTCTTCATGGATACTTTGAACGACAAAGAAAGTTGTTAGGTATATGAAGAAGTGGTGGAGAGTATGGGCGAAAGCACTTGGAGAAAAGTCTGGTAAATCCAACAAGGAAGCAGACACCATTGCCAAGATTCGCACCTTTATTTTTATACAGTTAGTTGTTACTAATTGTTTCATTATCGCAGGGAACATACGTCATTGGAATGACCCTGCACCTATAATTATTAATTATGAACGTATTCGTGACTGAACCTTGCCCTTATGAATCGGCAAGAGTATTACCCGACAAACACATTGTCAAAATGCCCCTTGAAACATGTCAAATGTTATCAATGGTATATTCCAAATGGTACTTTGATTGGGGTCAATTAACCAAAAGGGATGGTACACCCTACAAAACAGAGAAAGGCGCCTTCAGAGGTCATCCCTGCACCGCCTGGGCTGCAGAAAATATCAATAACACTGCATGGTTGATTGCACATGGATTTGGATTGTCAAATGAATATACAGAAAGATATGGTAAAACTCACACATGTGAAGAACCATTATTAGAAGCAGAAGCAATATTTTACGAAAAGACTGGACAACTTCCAAATGATTGTTATCATAAGGCAACACAGTTTCCTCGTGCTATGCCAGAACAATGGAAGTTTGACGATAGTATAAACACCTTCGTTGCATACCGAAGATACATTGCATCAAAGCCATGGGCTGCGACTAATTATCTTCGCATACCTGATCGTAAACCTGAGTGGTTATAATGCATACTTTTACGTTTGATTATGAAAAAAAGGAGTTTATGAAAGATGAGTGATGAAGAATTGCAAAAACAAATTATAACCCAAATTGAAGTTCTTGTAGAAGAACTAGGTGGAACTATATGCCAACAGACAAGATGTAATAGTATGGGTAGACAGAGTAAAGTTTTAGAGATAGAATATGATATAGAGGAAAAAAATGAAAGAGTTTGATTATGACCTCGATTATAAAAACATTGATTTTTCACTTGAAGAGAACCGCAAATTTTATCGCATTGGAAGGGGAGAACAAGGAGTGCTATTGGTACGGCCTTACACTAACGATATATGCGCTCATTGGAGATTTGTAAATGAAACTATTGCTCGCAAATCTGCTGATAAAATCTACTCCATGTTTTGTGACTATAAGGAGCAACAGGACTTCATTGGAATGGATATGGCAAGGAAGTTTCTTGA